ACATCGTTGGACTGCTGTAATGTTGCTCGGTCTTAACCTGAAGCTGCCTAACCTCCGATCACTCGGTGGTTATGTGCCTGTCCCTGGCGCTCCGTTCATTGTAAAAGATAGTGCAGGGACGGATTACACGATTGGCCTTCCGGTGAGGGATGGGTCAGGGGTTGACTACACGGTTGCATCATCCGTCAAGACGAGTGACGGAACAGAATACTACCCAATTTGAGGTAAATCATGGCTGTCTATCAGGCGCTTTTGCTCAATACAGTTGTCCCGCAGATCCAAGCCGCACAAGCAGGCGACAGCTATGTCATGGTGGTGAACGCCACCACTCCAGCACTCAGGATCACGCAGACGGGTACTGGCAACGCTATCTCTGTTGAAGATGAAGCTAACCCCGACAGCAGCCCGTTTGTAGTGACTTCGGCGGGGGATGTTGGAATTGGGACGAGTTCGCCGGGATCAAAGCTAGATGTTTTAGGTGGTGTTTCTTCAACTTCAGACTGGGGAAATGTAAACATCACCTCAAGAAACGTTATCAACTCAGCTAATCGAATTTATGCTGGATTGAAGTTTCAAGACAGCGGGTCTGGTGATGCTGGCGCAATTGGCTACTCTTACAATGGCACTGGCTACAATATGTTTTTTGGCACCGTTGCATCAGTTGGCGGCGCCGTAACTACCCGTTTGGCTATAACCTCTACCGGCGAGTTTCAATGGAAGCCCGACGGCACCACCCAAGCAATGACGCTGGATGCTAGTGGCAGGTTGTTGATTGGGCCTACAAGTGCTTCTTCTGGCGCAAGGGCTACATTAACAAGTGCTGCTCAGGCATCAGGGGCCGCTTGTGCAGATTCAGGGATTTTGCTTTACCCCACGGCAAACCTTGCTACTGGCGAATACGCTCCGTTTATCACTTGGTCTGGTAATTTTTCAAACCCCAACCGCGCACGGGCTGCTATTGGGGCTGTTTCTTCAGGTACTAACACTGCATTAGATTTAGTTTTCTTGACCAGAACCGCAGCAGATGCCTCTGAAATTGGCACAGGTTCTGAACGCGCCCGTATCACCAGCGGTGGGTACTTTAAGGCGAGTAATAGCGGGGCGTATCTAAACAGCACTGCTACCTATCATGAAATCAATCAAACCGCTAACGACAATATTCTGTTTATACGGTCTACCGATGCAAATTACTCTGTTGATGGTGTTCAATTAAGATTTAATAGAAACACAACTAATAACACCTTTTATGCATTAAGTTACTACAATGATGCGGCAGCCGCATACAAGTTCCGTGTAGCCGACTCTGGTGATGTGACCAACACCAACGGCACTTACGGCACCATTTCCGACCAAAAGATGAAAACGGACATTGTGGACGCAGGTTCACAGTGGTCAGACATCAAGGCTCTGCGCTTCCGCAAGTTCAAGATGAAGGATGACCCGTCTGGTCTTGTCCAGTTGGGTGTGGTGGCGCAGGAAGTCGAACTGACCTCTCCGGGTTTGGTAGATGAGCATCAAGACCGCGACGCTGAAGGAAACGACCTCGGTACAACCACCAAGTCAGTCAAGACCTCTGTGCTGCTGATGAAAGCCGCTGTCGCCCTGCAAGAAGCAATGGCCCGTATTGAAACGCTTGAAGCCAAGATTGCCGCTCTGGAGGCTAAATAATGAACTGGAACATCTCTCAGCTTGACTGCAAAGTCTCAGAAGGCGATCTGTCTGACGTTTGCATCGTCGCCCACTGGCAGTGCTCGGACACGGTGGATGGCTACTCAGCCTCTGTCTACGCCACCTGTTCGCTGCCATCGCCCGATCCTGAGTCCTTCACGCCCTACGCTGACCTAACTCAAGAGCAAGTGCTCGGTTGGATTTGGGCGAATGGGGTTGACAAGGACGCCACTGAAGCTGCGGTGGCACAGCAGATCGAGAACCAGAAGAATCCTCCGATTGTGGCTCCGGCGCTACCCTGGGCATGAGAGTAAATTTCGGTCAGTGGACACCAGACCGTCCGGGTATTGCCGACAGTCTGGTTGAGGCAAAGAACGTCCTGCCTACGCTCGTAGGTTACGGGCCGATGCCCGCTGCTGCCGATTTCTCCAACGCTGCAACCGAAAATCTTCTGACTTGTTTTGTCGGTCGCTGGGTCGCTGACACTGTTCTGTTCGGTGCAAGTGCTAACTATCTCTGGCGGTACTTCCCGACGAAAAGCGTCACGATTACCGGAGCAACGCAGGCTAACCCTTGCGTGATAACGTCTGCCGGTCACGGGTTTCGCACTGGTGTGCAGGTGACGATTTCCGGTGTTGTCGGAATGACTCAGTTGAACGGCAACACCTATACGATCACCAGGATCGATGCGAATACGTTCAGCCTGAACGGGGTGAACTCAACAGGGTTCACAGCGTACTCGTCTGGTGGAACAGCGGTAACGTACAAGTATCTGATGGACGTATCGCGTACTGCCTCGGCGTACACTGCAACGACTCTGTGGACGTTCACGCAGTTTGGTCAGAAGGTGATCGGTGCTAACGGTGTAGACAAGTTGCAATCGTGGACGGTTGGATCATCGTCCAACTTTGCCGACCTTGCTGCTGCTGCTCCGACTGCACAGTTTGTGACCACCGTTCGAGACTTCGTGGTTGCAGGCAAGACCTCGACCTATCCCAATCGCGTGTACTGGTCGGACATCAACGATGAGACGGATTGGACTGCTGGTGCTGCAAGCCAATCCGATACACAGGACATCCCAGACGGTGGCGAGATTCGCGGCATCACTGGTGGGGAGTTTGGCATCGTATTGCTGGAACGCTCCGTTGTACGGATGACGTATGTCGGCGCTCCGCTGTTCTTCCAGTTCGATAACGTCACCTCGGCCCTTGGGTGTTATGAGTCCCGTTCTGTCGTGCGGTACGGTGCGCTGACTTACTTTTTATCTGACGATGGTTTCTATGTGACTGACGGTCAGACGGTGAAACCAATCGGGAGTGAGCGTGTAGATCGGTGGTTCTTTGACATCTGCGATCCCGGTCAGTTCGACAAGATGTCGGCAGCGGTAGATCCGATCAACAAAACGGTAAGCTGGTGCTTTACAGACATCTTCGCCAACAAGCAGTTGCTGGTTTATAACTGGTCAACTGACAAGTGGAGTCACGGCGACACCACTGCAAACTTCATCTCGACGATTGCCACCAGCGGGACGGACTTAGAAGCCTTGAGTGTTTTGTATCCGACGCTGGACACTGTTCCTGCAAGCCTAGACTCTCGCATTTGGGTGGGTGGAAAGCTGTTAGCCGGAGGGGTGAGCGGTGCTAAACTCATTTCGTTTGGTGGCTCGGCACTTACTGCTGAGTTGCAGACTGGCGATGTTGAGGCGCAGGGTCTTGAGACTCTCGCAACGCTTGCAAGGCCGATCATTGACGGTGGATCAGCGACCATTGCGATAGCGTCAAGAAAACGGCTGGACGGGAACATCAGCTATGCGAGTCCTGTTGCTGCTGATTCTGACAATCGCGTGTCTCTACGCAGTCGCGGGAAGTATCATCGTCTTTCTGTTGTACCAACTGGCAACTGGGCTAGTCTAGTCGGTACTGATCTTGATCTCGTTCCCTGTGGGAGTCGATGATGTTTCGTCGGCTACCTCAACAGGGTGGCAATCCGCGAGAGACTGCCGAAATCGTCAACCGGATTCTTGACGGTAAGGTCAACTCTGTCGGGCTTCTGACGCTTGCGACCGGCAACGCTACTACAACCACTCTGTACGACGCCAGGATCAGTCCTGACAGCATTATTCTGTTCGTTCCCTACTCTGCTGCTGCCATAGCAGACGCAGTGCCTTACGGGGCGTTTCAAGACTCTACAGATCAATCAGCGGCAAGCACAACCGCAGCCTATGCTGTCACGTTTAACACGACGGATTATTCCGTTGGTGTTGCGATTGCTAGCAACTCGCAGATTACAGTTCGGTCTGCTGGCGTCTACAACATCCAGTTCTCGTTCCAATTTGCCAACACCAGTGTTTCAATCCAAGACGTAGACATTTGGTTTCGCAAGAACGGGACTGATGTTGCTGGGTCGAACAGTAAGTTTTCAGTCCCTAACAGTCATGGCGGGACGGACGGGCATCTGATTGCTGCGCTGAACTACTACATTCAACTGGCGGCAGGCGATTACGTCCAGATCATGTGGGCGACAACTTCAACGAATGTGACGCTTGAGCAGTTGCCAGCGCAGACAAGTCCGACGCGACCAACGACGCCGAGCGCGATTGTCACGATCAACAAGGTAGACGAGTCATCCTCGTCTGACATTTACGCATCCAATCAACTTCAGGGCGAATGCACTGTTAATCACTTTGCAAACGCAACAGCGGACAAAACTTATCGTTATGTCGTACTTGGCTAGGTACGTAAAACCGGAGGAATTACGGTCAGTCTGGGATCAAGTTAGACCTGGGTTGTTGGAGGTCAAAGAGGCAAGTAACGAGCCTTGGATTCCGGAAGATGTTTACGCTGACTGCTTCGCTGGAAGATCGTTGTTGTTTATGCTGGGTGATGGGTTCGGAGTAGTTCAACCGCAGGGCGATACGCTACACGTTTGGTGCGGTTGGGGTGCGTGGATGATGGATGACGGGATGGCTGAGTTATTTGCGATTGCCAGACAGGGTGGAGCGCGTAAAATATCGTTTGACTCTAATCGTCCTGGCTGGCAGCGGGTGGCTAAAAAGTACGGATTTCGTCCGCGAAAGTGGATAGCAGAGGTGTGACATGGCAGGTGGTGGTGGTCAAACAGTCAGTCGGACGGAGCTTGATCCGACCCTTCAGCCTTTTGTGCAATACGGTCTGAGCGAGGCTCAACGGCTCTATCAGCCTGAGAATCGTCCGCAGTATTACCCCGGTCAGACCTACGTCGGGCCGAGTGCTTATACTACGGAAGCCATGCAAGCCGCAGCCGAGCGTGCAAGGATGGGTTCTCCGCTCACACAAGCCGCGCTAAGCCAACAACAGGCGACGGTAGGGGGTCAGTACCTCGGTGGTAGTCCGTTCTTTCAGGGAGCCTTCCAAGCCGCTGCACGACCGCTTGAACAGACGTACATGGATGCCATCAACCGCGCTAGGTCTGCTGCATCGTCTGCTGGCCGGTATGGGTCAGGTGCGATGGGTCAGTTGGAGGGTCGAGCAGAGGGTGCGCTTGCGACGGGTCTGTCGGATATTGCTGGGAAACTTGCTTACGAGAATTACGCTCGTGAGCGATCCATGCAAGAAGCCGCAGCCACTCGTGCTCCTGCGATGGCTGAGACTCAGTACGGTGACATCCAGAGGCTTGCCAACGTCGGGGCTATGTCGGAGGACTACGCTCAACGGCAGATGGCAGCAGACATTGCTCGATTCAATTACGGTCAACTGGCGCCCTTTCAAGCCTTGCAGAGCTTCCTCGGCTCTGTTTATGGCGCTCCGTCAGGGATGGTGGCGACTCAGCCGGTAATCGGTAATCCCTTGCTAGGTGCTTTGGGCGGTGCTGCTGCTGGCTATGCTCTCGGTGCTCCGCAGGGGTACGGTGGTGCCGGTGCTGCTGCTGGCGGTCTGTTGGGTGGATTCGGGAGCCGATGATGAGTGGAATGGAGCCGATCATAATGGGTGCAGTCGCTGGTGCTGCGCTCAACAGGGATGACCCGATGAAGGGTGCCATGATGGGTGCTGCGCTAGGCGGCGGTGCCGGTGCTCTGTTGGGTGGAGTGGGTGCGGCGGGGGCGGCGGAAGCCGGTGCGCTAGGTGCGGCAGAGTTAGGTGCGGCAGAAGGTGCTATGTCTTTGGCAAGGCCGGACGTTGCTCCTGTCTTGTCGGACTACATCACTCAGGCACAAGCTGCTGGACAAGTTCCGATGGCCGGTTATCAGGTTGCGCCAATCGTTCAGTCACCAACATTTGACTACGATGCGATTGCTCGAGCATCTCTCGGGAGTGACATTCCCGGTGCCTCCGCAGTTGCTGGCTCATCTCCGATGGCTGCAAGATTTAACCCGATGCAGGGGATGTCGGCAGCAAATATGCTGCGTCAGGCTCAGCCTCGAGCCGCGATGCAAGCGCCAGGAATCCGCAGAGGGCAGCCGCAGGCAGTCAACTACAGTGGCTTTGCTAGTTTGTTGGAACCTAAACTTGTAGAGAGGCGGCGACTTTCGCTGTTGTGACATGGATGAAATTCTCGCTCAGTTGTTCCCGCAAGCACCGTCCTACTTCCCAGGTCTGCTAGGTCAGGAGCAGGCCAACCTACTTCAGCAGCAAGCCCAGCGACAGGGTTTGCTTGGTATCGGCATGGGGTTGTTGCAAGCCGCAGCCCCGTCTACCACTAGGCCGAGTCTCGGTGCTGGTATCGCGCAAGGGTTGGCGACTGGTCAGCAGATGGCGCAGAACGTCTATATGCAGAGGTTGCAAGAAGCACAGATCGCGCAGCAACTAGCAGAGCAGCAGCGAGCATTGCAAGAGCAACAAGCAGCAAGAGCAATCCTTCCGCAAATCATGCGGCAAGGTCAGGCACAACCGACGTTCTACGGTCAGCCAACCGCATCACCTCTGCGAGATGACGAAGGCAATGTAATGCCTGGGGCTGGTGTTAGCCAAGGCGCACCATCTCTTGATATGAATGCTGCATTGCGGTTGTTGTCTGAGGCTCCTGGTGTTGCGGCAAAAGTTCTGCCAACGGTACAAGCGTTTCAAAAGTTGTCGCAGCCTGAACGGGTGACATTAAAACAAGGGGAGCAAGTATTTGAGGTTAGGGATGGCCGATATGTTCCGGTTGCTGGAGAAGTTAAGCCGGAGTTGCGAGAGGTTGGTGGTGCGCTATACGAGTTTTCTCCCGGACAGGCGCCTAAGTTAGTGATTGACTCTAAAGGGAAACTGACTGGCGATTTTGCGAACTATGCAAAGGGGATGTATGGGACTGATGTTGTAACCGATCTTCCCGCTGGAGCGTTTGAGCGAATCCAAAACGCAATTATTGAACAGAAAAAAGCAGGCGCCACTGTTGTTGATATGACTGGTGGTCAGAAAGGGTTTGAGAACGAAACCAAGTTGCGTACAGAGTTCCAAGGCTCGCCAGAGTACAAAGCATTTGGTGAGATGAAAGCTGCTTACGGTCAGGTTCTTGAAGGTCTGAAGAAATCTAACGCAATTGGCGATTTGGCTGCTGCCACCAAGATCATGAAGTTGCTTGACCCTGGATCAGTTGTTCGAGAGTCTGAACTTGCGCTTGCAATGCAAGCTGGTGGACTGTTGGATAGGGTTTCCAATTACGCCACCAACATCATGCAGGGCACTAAACTTTCGCCAGATCAACGGATAGAGTTCTCGTCTCTGGCTAACTCATTGTTCTCTGTGAGCCTTGATGCGTTCAATGAGAAGCGAAACCAATATCAAGGGCTTGCTAGAGAATATGGGTTCGATATAAATAGAGTGATCGGCGCAGAACCAAAAATCCCTGGATTGCAAGCAGCGCAAGTGCCAACCTTGTCAATCCAAGATGCAGCCGCTGCTGAACTTCGTCGCCGCAGGGGTCAGTAATGGACTTGTCAAAACTTTCAGACAAAGACTTGCAAGCAGTTGCTGATGGCAGGATGCAAGACGTTTCAGATGCTGGTTTGCGATTGATTGCAGGTGAACAGCGTCCACTAGAGCGTCTTGGTACTGCTGTTGATACCGCTTTGGGGTTGCAACCTTCATCTCCTACGGCACTGCTGGAAAGTGCAAAGCGTCCAGCCATGCAAGTGTCTACGTCTGACATGGACATTGGCAGGCAGATAGGGTTGACTGGCAGGGCGGCAATCACTGGTGCTCTCGGACTTCCAACGCTTGCATCTGATGCGCTTGTGTCGCTGATTAACATGATCGGCGGCAAGAACATCCAAATGCCGAGTCAGGCTCAGCAAGCATTGATGACGCAGGCTGGTATCCCTGAACCTAAAACCGCACAAGAACGAACCGCGCAGGATATTGCTTCTGCGATGGGTGGAGTGATTGGTGGTTACGGTCTTGGTGCTGCATTGCCAGCATCTATGCAAGCCAGCCGCGAACTGTTGATGCAGTCACCTATCTTCCAGGCCACAAGCGGTGGTGCTGCTGCGCTAGCATCTGGCCTTGCAAGGGAGGAAGGCGCAGGGCCATTGGAACAATTGGGTTACGGGATGCTTGCCGGTACTGTTGCTCCGTCTGCTGGTGCTGCTGCGGCTACCGGAGCGCAAGCCGCAGGACGGGCGGCAAGGGAAACTGTGCGACCGTTTACCGAGGCTGGCAGAGAGGTAATCGTCGGCAATGTGTTGCGGAGATTAGCGCGTGAGCCTGAGATGGCTGCGGCAAGGATGGAAGGGTATCAGCCTGGGGTGCCTGGGTATGCTCCAACGACCGCGCAAGCCTCACGTGACATTGGCCTAGCTGGTGCTGTTCCGATGGTCCGTGGCTTGGATGAAACCGGACGCTTCCCTGCCCAACAAATCCAAGCTAATCAGGCTCGGATGGCTGTCCTTGATAGGCTTGCAAAAGATGAGCAAGCACTTGCCGCTGCTTTTGCAAAACGAGAAGAAGTAACAGGCCCGCTGCGAGAAGCTGCATTTGATCGTTACACAGGTACTCCAGAAGAGTTTGCTAGTCGCGTCCAATCGGTTAGGGATCAGATTGTAAGCGTGTTGCAGTCACCTGAAGGGAAGCGTCTTCCAGTCAAAGAAGCCATGACATTTGCGCTTCGGCAACTAGATGATGATGTTACCGACCCGAGGACGTTGTACGCAATCAAGCAGAACATCCAAGATGCTGCATTTGGAAAGTACGATAAAGAAAAGGGTGTGATGAAACTTGCAAAAGGTGAGTTGCAAGGCATTGCAAAATTTATTGACGATCAGATTGAACCTGTTGCTCCTGGTTACAAAGACTATCTTCGCAAATACTCTGCTGCCACAAAAGGCATTCAAAGTATGGAAGAAGCGCAAGCCTTTAGGACTACGGTTCAAGGCACTGCCCCGATTGTGCTTGATGAGTCAACGCAATACATGATCTCTCAACCTAGCTTTGTTCGTGCACTGCGTAATATCGGAGATGACACAAAGTTATCAAAGACTCAGATTGCATTGTTGCAGCGTGTTGGGAGAGACTTGGACGAAGGAGCTATAACTCGTCTGACAGCAGAACCTGGATCAAATACTTTCAAGAACCTGTCTATTGCCAACGTAGTTGGTGCATTGGTTGGCAGGCAGATTGAAGTGCCTGCTGTATTCCAAAAAGGAGCACCAGGACAATTTGCGTTGAACTGGTTGTATAACGGTCCAGATGATGCAATCCGCGCTGTCATCGTTGACGCTATGCTTGACCCTAAACTTGCGGCTAGGATGATGCGTAAAGCAACAACTGCTGAACTTGTTCCGGTCAGCGAGCAATTGAAGCGTAGAGCACTCAAACTTGGCTACGGGCAAGCATTCGGACTTGAGGCAGAGTAATCATGGCAAAGACAAAGATCAGCGAGTTCGACACCAATCCAGACAACAACACTGATATTGACAACATCAATATCGCTGAGAACTGTCCTCCGGCGAACATCAACAATGCCATCCGCGAGTTGATGTCGCAGTTGAAAGACTTCCAAGCTGGCAATCAGGCATCGAATCAACTACTAGCCGCTGGTGGCGGGACTGGCCTATCGTCATCTGGTACGTCTGGAAACGTCCTAACCTCTGACGGTAGCGGGTGGGTATCGTCTGCGCCTAACTACGTTCCGACTGGTGGCATGGTGATGTGGGGGACTGCCTCTGCACCGTCAGGGTATCTGCTCTGTAATGGCTCTGCTGTGTCGCGGTCTACCTATTCGGCGCTGTTTGCAATAATTGGCACGAGTTACGGATCGGGTGACGGGTCTACTACGTTCAACCTGCCAGACTTCCGAGATCGCTTCCCTGTCGGTGCTGGCACGACGTACAGTGCTAACTCAACTGGTGGTAGTAAAGACGCAATCGTTGTTAGTCACACTCACACTGGAACGACTGATTCTAACGGCGCTCACCAGCACCTTGTCGTTGCAAACTCTGGCAATACTGGTGCGCCGACTCCAGGAGCAGGCCCGTCTGTTGATGGCAGCAACTCAGTCAGTGCGTTCGCGTGGTCGGCTAACTCTGAAAGCTATATTCTTGCTGGAACGACTGGTGTTAACGCTGGGTTGTCCAGTTCTGCTGGAGCGCATACGCACACCTTCACGACAGGGTCAACCGGATCGTCTGGTACGAATGCTAATCTACCGCCCTATCTGGGTGTTTACTTCATCATCAAGACATGACAACCGCAAACG